AACGGCGATTGTGAATGTCGCGCTGGGGCGTGCGCAGGTGCACGCGCGGCTGAACGACTATGCTAGCGATGTCACGGCGGAAGCGCGCGCCGCGCGCGACGTCTATGAGCACGCGCGCGACACGCTGTTGCGTGGCTACGTCTGGAGCTTCGCGCGCAAGCGGGTGGAGTTGGCACAGGTGGTGGAGGTGCCAGCCTTCGGCGCTGACCGGGCCTGGGCGCTGCCGAGCGATTTCATGCGCGCGATCTCGGCGCATCCGTCGGACAGCGACTTCTCGCGCGTGCGCTACAAGCTGGAGACGATCGAGGTTTCCGGCGCCGATGCGCGCGTGCTGGTCGCCAATTCGACGCAGATCTACCTGCGCTATGTGGCGAAGCAGACGTCCACCTCGCTTATGGATCCGATGTTTCGGGACGCGCTCGCGTGGGAGCTGGCCAAGCACTTCTCGCTCGTCATCAAGGAGAGCACCGCCCAGGCCGAATATTGCGGCAAGGAGCTCACCAAGGCGATCTCGGCGGCGCGGAGCACGAACGCGCTGGAGGACTGGCCGGACCGCATGCCGGACGGGAGCTGGACGGAGGAGCGCTATGTGGAGGGGGATAGCTGGTCGGGGGGCTACTGCTGATGTCGTATGCCTCGCCGATCCAGACCAGCGTCAACTCGGGCGAGCTCTCGCCGCGCATGGTCGCCCGCGTCGATTTCGAGCGCTACCGCAACGGCTGCGCCCGGGCGCGCAACATCGTCCTCTTGCCGACGGGCGGCTTCACGAAGGCGCCGGGCTCGCGCTACGTCAACGCGATCAAGGATGAGACGAAGGTCGGCCGGCTGCTGCCGTTCCGCTTCTCGCAGTCCGACGCCTATGTGATCGAGATGGCGGAGGGCGCGGCGCGGTTCTATCGCCGGCAGGCGCGGCTCGCAGCGCCCAATATCGGCGCGACGATCACCAATGGCACCTTCACCAGCAACATCACCGGCTGGACGAATGCCTCGGCGTCCGGCGCCACGATCTCGCATGACGCATCAGGTGGGCGGCTGGCGCTCAATCCCGGCGGCAACGCGGTGGCCACGGCGCGGCAGTCGGTGAGCACCACGACGACAGGCGTCGAGCATGTGCTGCGTTTTCGGCTCGATGGCGTTCCGGGGGCGTTCGGCTATGCCTATGTCGGCTCATCGGCAGGCAATGACGATCTCTTCACGCGGACGCGGCTCGGGCTCGGCTGGCACACCATCTCATTCACGCCGGCGGCCTCGCCCTTCTATGTGCACTTTTCCTGCGATCTCGATAACCCGGCCGAGTCTATCTATGTCGATAATGTCGAGCTGCTCGACAACGTGCCGCTGGAGCTGACGCACGACTACACCGAGGCCGAGCTGCAAGACCTGAGCATTCGGCAGACGGCTGACGTTCTGTATCTGTTTCATCCAGACATCCCCACGCGCAAGTTCGAGCGCCGCAGTGATCGCACATGGTCGCTCGTGACGGTGCCGTGGGAGGATGGCCCTTACCGCGAGGTGAACGAGGGGTTCGATTATCTGGAGCGGCAGCTTGTCGTGAACCCGGATTTCGTTGCCGGCCTCACGCCATGGGAAGACATGGGCGGCGGCAATGACGGCACCGTGGAATGGGATGCGTCGCAAAAGATCGTGCTGCTGACGCCAAGCGATGATCCTGGCGAGAGCGCGATCATAGAGCAGGCGGTCGCGACGGGCATCTCAGCCTCGACGGCTTTCGTCCTGCATTTCCGCGTCCTCGGCTCCTCGCGCGCCACCACATCGGAGATGGAGTTGACCGTCGGGACAACATCGGGCGGAACCGATGTCGTGACGACGACGGTCTACCAACAGGGCTGGCACTCGATCACCTTTACCAGCAGCGCCGCCACGCTCTACATCCGGTTTAAGCAGACGGTGGCCTCGGTCGGCAATGGCGTGGTTGGCGGGATTGGCGGCTGCTACCTCTACCGCTCGAACGCGCACCTTCTCTCACTCGACGGGACTTCGGGGAGCGTCACCTGCACGGCGACGGGACACACCCCATTCAAGGCAACTGACGTTGGTCGCCTGCTCCGGCTGACATGGCCTGGCAATGAGCCGTGTTGGGGTGTGATCACGCAATTCGTCGATACTGACGAGGTTGAGGTCCAGCTTCGCCGCAAGGCTCCGTATGCGTCCGTCCCGACGGAGAATTGGCAGCTTGGGCGCTGGTCGGAAAGCACTGGCTTCCCGGCCTCGGCTGCGTTCTTCCAGTCCCGCTTCGTCGCCGGCGGCGTCGAGGCTGAGCCGCAGAACATCGAGTTCACCCAAACCGGCGATCTGGAGAACCTCCGGCCTGACAGCTTCATCACCGGCACATCGCAGACGCAGGACGATGACGCGCTGAGCTACCAGATTGCGGCCGAAGAGGTGAGCCGCGTTTCCTGGCTGAGTGGCCGGCGCAAGCTGATCATCGGCACGGAGGGCGGGCAATTCGTGGCCGAAAGCGACGGCGCGGCGCTGACTGCGACGGACATCTCTATCACGCCGCACAGCGACATTCCCGCCAAGCGGGCGGCACCGATCGCCATCGAGCACGCGGTGCTGTTCATCGAGGCGTCCGGCCGGCTGTTCTACGACATGGGTTTCCAGTTGGATGACGATTCCTTCGTCGCCAGCGACCTGACCATTCTGGCCGATCACATGCTGCGCTCGCCGGCGCAAGAGGCGGCGTTGCAGCGGCGCCCCTATCAAACGGTGTGGGTGCGGCGCGAGGACGGGCGCCTTGCCGTCCTGGCCTACAACCGCAAGCAGGACATCGTAGGCTGGACGCATCGCATTCTCGCCGGCGCGTTCGGCTCGGGCCGGGCGGTGGTGGAGAGCATCGCCAGCATTCCAGGTGCCGACGACGATACGCAGGTGAAGCGCTCGGGCGAGCGCGACGAGGTGTGGCTGATCGTCAAGCGCACGATCAACGGCAGCACGCGGCGCTATGTCGAGTTCTTCGAGGGCTATTACGATGGCGACCTGCGCGAGGACTACGACGACGAGGACGCATGGCGGGCGGCTGTGCAGGAGACGCAGAAGGGGGCCTTCTTCGTCGATTGCGGCGTGACCTATGAGGGCTCGGCGACGAGCACGATCACCGGCCTGTCGCATCTGGAGGGGCAAGAGGTCGCCATCCTAGCCGACGGCCGGGTGCACACGCGCGAGACGGTCAGTGGCGGGCAGGTCTCGCTCGATTGGGAGGCGGCGCTGGTGCATGTCGGGCTGCCTGTCACCTGGGAATTCGAGACGCTCAAGCTTCCCTACGGCACGCAATCGGGCTCGGGCGTCGGCAAGAAAAAGACGCTGCCGCACACCGGGCTGTGCCTCCTCGACAGCGGCCCGTTTTCGGTTGGCGTCGTCACCTATGACGAGGAGGAGGGGCGCAAGGCTTGGCCGATGCAGTCAAAGGAGTGGCTGCGCGACGGGCAGGCGTTTGACGAGCCTGTGCCGCTGTTCACCGGCGAGACACATCTGGCGCTTGAGGGGTCCTCGCGCCGCGACACGCGGCTTTTCATGACGGGCAGCGATCCGCTGCCGTTCACGTGCCTGGCGATCATTCCGCAGGTCATGGGGCAGGAAAAATGATCGTCCTGCCGTTCCGCGCCGCGCACATCGATGCGCTCGGCGATTTCGGCGGGCAAGCATGGATGTCTCCACACTTCGATGCGCTCGACGCGCGGGCGCTGGAGGGGCTCGGGCCGGCGTTCTCCGGCGGCGTCGGCGGGCGCATTGTCGGCTGCGCTGGGCTGATCACCTGCCATGCTGGGCGCGCTATCGCCTGGGCGCTGCTGTCGAGCGAGGCGCGGCGGCATGTGGCGGCTGTGCACCGCGCGGTGAAGCGCTTCCTCGACGAGCAGAGCATTGCTCGCATTGAGGCGCATGTGGACTGTGACTTTCCTGCCGCGCGCCGATGGGTCGAGGCGCTCGGCTTCCAGCTTGAGCTTGAACGAATGCGGCACTTCCTGCCCGATGGGCGGGACGCGGCAATGTGGGTGAGGTTGCGAGATGGCGTTTCTGCCAGCGATTGCGGCGGTGGCGAGTGTGGCGGGCGGCGTGCTGTCGGGCATTGGGCAGATGCAGGCGGCCAAGGCTGCGGCGTCGGCGGATGAGTACAACGCCAAGGCGGCGGAGATGTCCGCCAAGGCAGAGAAGGACGCCGCCGCGGCGGAGGCCGACGACAAGCGGCGGCAGCTGATGGGGCGGCGGGCAACGTCCATCGCGGCGCGCGGGGCGTCGGGCGTGACGCTCGCCGGCACGCCGCTGCTGGTCGACGAGGATGTGCTGGGCGAGATAGAGCTGGACGTCGCCAGGACGGGCCAGCGCGGCGCGGCGCGGGCGACGCAGCTTGAAAATCAGGCGACGCTCGATCGCATGTCGGCGCGCAATCGCCGCAAGGCGGCGCCGCTGTCGGCCGGCGCCTCGATTCTGGGCGGCATTGCGGGGATTCGCTACTGATGGCGCGCGTTATCGGGCCGGGCAATATCCAGATCACATCCCCGTCTGTCGCGGCTCCTGTGCGGGCGAGCGCGACGGCGTTCGGCGCTCCGCAGGCGGAAGCGCTCGCCGATGCCGGGCAGGCTGTGCAGCGCATTGGCGCGGCCGTGCAGCGCATCAAGGACGAGCAGCAGGATGCGACGGACGCCGCTTTTCTGGACCGCTATGACCTAGAGACAGACCTGAGCTTCGGGACCGCGACAGACGAGGAGGAGCGCAACGCGGGCGCTGGGGCCGATGGCCTGACGGAGCGCGTGCGGCAGCGCCTCGACAATGACGCGCCCGGCATCCTCGATAAGGTGCG